CAAGCAAATATTTTTGCTTACGGAACTACACCAGCTACAGCAGGATTATTTAGAACAGTTTGGGAAAACATGGCTACAACAGATTATGTATTTCCTACATCTGCATCTACAATGACTTTAGTAAGCAATTCGGCAGGAGATACCGCTACTATCACAATTACAGGAACAGATGCTAATTACAATTTAATTTCTGAAAATTTAGCTTTAAATGGAACAACTGGTGTAACAACAGTTAATTCATATTTCCGCATTAATAACATTTCGGTATCTGTAGGTTCAGCAACTAATCCTGTAGGCGTAATCACATTGTCTGTAAGTTCCACAGTGTATGCACAAATAAATACTGCAACAGTAGGTGGTGCTACAACAAGCATTGGTACTTCTCAAATGGGTGTTTATACTGTACCTACTGGCTATACACTTTATGGATTTAGATATGGCGCTTATTCGTCATTTAATGGAAATAGTGCTAACTATACAACATATAGAGCATTAACTAATGCTTCTTCTGGAGTGCAAAGAGTTATTGTGCAAACACCTTTTAATACAACATACGAAATTCAAAGACACTTTCCATTTCCTTATGCTTCTGGAACAGATTTAAGATTCCAAATTGCAAGTAGTGCAGCTGCAGCTGCAGTGGTTAGTATAAACTTTGGCGGTGTTTTAATTAAAAATCCGGACTAATCATGCCATTAATCAAATCAAAATCTAAACAAGCCTTTGCTAAAAACATTAAAGCTGAAATTAAAGCTGGTAAACCACAAAAACAAGCTGTAGCTATTGCTTATTCAGTTAAACGCTCAGCTAAAAAAGCTAAAGGCGGCTCAACAAAGTGGTAAAGGGTTTATACGCAAACATTCATGCTAAACAAGAGCGTATTGCTCATGGTAGCAAAGAACATATGCGTAAACCTGGCTCAAAAGGCGCACCAACTGCTGAAGCATTTAGAAAGTCAGCATTAACTGCAAAACCAATGAAATTAGGTGGTGTATCTTTATCAGTAGGACGTGGAGAAAAACTTTCTACTAAACAAGGTGCAGGATTAACCGCTAAGGGCCGCGCTAAATATAATAAAGAAACAGGCAGTCATTTAAAGGCACCACAACCTCAAGGAGGCTCACGAAAGAATAGTTTTTGTGCTCGTATGTCAGGAGTTGTAAAACACTCTAGTGGCGATGCACTAAGAGCTAAAGCATCTTTAAGACGTTGGAATTGCCCAGGCTGGTAAAGGAAAAATATGGCTTATTCAGGAACAGTAGGAACTACAGTTATTAATGTACAAGATCTTATTGATCATAGTGCAAGAAGATGTGGAAAATTAGCCGAAGAGCTTACTTCAGAGCAAGTTTTATCAGCTAGACAATCACTTTATTTCTTTTTGTCAAGCCTTATTAATATAGGTATTCAATACTGGGCTATTAACAAAACAGTGATTGGTTTAAATGCAAATCAATATATTTATCCACTTCCAGTAGGATCTGTGGATGCTTTAAATGTGCTTTATAGAACTATGGATCAACCATCTGGATCTTATTCATCTTCTACAGCATATACTGGAAATTTATCATATTTAACAGATAACAATACATCAACATACATTGTACAAACTAGTTCAAATGGTAATTTTTCTGTCAATTATGGAACTAATAATCCCCAATACATAGGTTCAGTAGGCATTATGCCTTACGTTTCTGGTGGTGGTAGCGCTACTTGGTCATATAAAATCCAATCATCTTCTGATAATTCAACTTGGACAGATTTATATACAGCCTCTAGCGTTACGGTCACAGACAGTGATTGGATTTGGACTGATATAGATCCAGGAGCTAATGTAATGTATTACAGAGTATTAGCTACCAATGGAACTACTTTAGCTTTAAGAGAACTTTATTTTGGCAATAATAGTAGAGAACTTCAAATGTCACGATTAAATCGTGATGATTATACCAATTTGCCTAACAAAAATTTTACTGCAAATCAACCATTTCAATACTGGTTTGATCGAAATATCCCTCAACCAAATCTATATTTATGGCCTGTTCCATCAACTTCTTTTGTTCAAATGACCGTTTGGTACTCAAGACAAATTGAGGATGTAGGGGCCTTAACAAATGAATTAGAAATACCACAAAGATGGTATGAAGCTATTGTCATGAATCTTGCTCATAGGATGTCTTTAGAACTACCACAAGTGCCCCTAGATCGTGTACAATACCTAGAGAAAATGGCTGCGCAATATCTCAATGAAGCTGAGCAAGAAGAAAGAGATAAATCTCCTATTTATTGGGCGCCTAATATTAGTGTATATACAAGATAATGCCAAAATGGCTTGACACGACTGGATTAGCATCATTAGCAATAGCTGTATGCGACCGATGCAAAATGAAAAGAGCTTTTGTTTCTTTATCACCTGACTCTAATTTTCCGGGGTTAAGAGTTTGCGATCAGGGATGTAAAGATAATTTAGATCCTTATCGTCTACCAGCAAGGAAGACAGAACGTATTAACTTACGTTTTCCTCGCCCAGATGTTAGTGTTGCTGTGGAAGACAATTTCTTAGTAACTGGTGGTACTAATAGCTTTGTATTATCACCTGAGCAAAATATTGAAACGCCAGAAAACAATGGCAACCTTGACAATCTATCTGTGAGTTAATTATGGCAAATGTAACGATAACGCAATTACCTAACGCAACATTACCCCTAAGTGGGACTGAATTAATTCCTATAGTACAAAATGGTGTTACTGTAAATGCTCCATCTAGTAGCGTTGCTGCAGCTTCAGGTAGCTCAGTAACTCCAAATAGCGTTACTACATTCACTAATAAAACAATGAGTGGGGCAAGTAATACATTTACTAATATATCACTGTCATCAAGCGTTACTGGAACCTTATCTGCTACAAACGGTGGTACAGGTCTTATCACATATTCAACTGGCGACATTATCTATGCGTCAGCTTCAAATACATTATCTAAATTAACTATTGGATCTCTTAATCAAGTTTTGTCAGTATCAGCTGGCGGTATTCCAACATGGAGAACTTTAACTAATACAGGAACAGTAACAACTGTTTCAGTAGTATCAGCAAATGGATTTACAGGAACAGTAGCAAATCCTACAACTACACCAGCCATTACTTTAACTACTTCAATTACAGGAGTTTTAAAAGGTGATGGAACAGCTATAAGTGCTGCAATAGCCGGAACTGATTATGTAGCTCCAGGTGGTGCATTAGGCACTCCATCAAGTGGAACTGTTACAAACTTAACAGGCACAGCTTCAATTAATATTAACGGAACTGTAGGTGCTACAACTGCTTCTACAGGTGCATTTACTACTTTATCTGCATCAGGTGTATTTACAGCATCAGCAGGAACAGCTTTATTGCCATCTATTGTAACTTCAAGTGGCTCAACATCAGGTCTTTATAGTTCAACTGCCAATGTGATCGGTGTATCTATTTCTGCTACATCTATTGGAACATTTACTTCAACAGGTTTAAACGGAATGGCAATTGGTGCAACTACTGCATCAACAGGTGCTTTTACTACATTATCAGCATCATCAACTGTATCAGGAACAGGGTTTAGCACATATTTAGCAAGTCCTCCAGCTATTGGCGGAACTGCAGCCGCTGCTGGTTCATTTACAACATTGTCAGCTTCAAGCACAGTATCAGGATCTGGTTTTTCAACCTATCTTGCATCACCTCCAGCAATCGGTGGAACTGCCGCAGCCGCTGGAACATTTACTCAATTAACAGTAAATGGTGCAAACCTTAATACTGCTATATCGCCAACTGGAACAAGTACAGTAACTATATCTCCAGCTGGAACTTTAACACTAGGTACTGCTGGCGCATCAACATCAATATTAGGTAATATTTCTGCAACAACATCTAATCAAACTATTACATTAAGCCCTACAGGAACTGGAACAGTAGCCATAAGCCCTGTTGGTGCATTAACAATTAATCCAACAGCTGCATCTACAATTAATAACACTTCTATTGGTGCAACAACTAGATCAACAGGTGCATTTACAACATTAGGCGCTAATAGTACTGTAACTGTTCAAACAACAACAAACAATCAGTCATATACAACCACAGGCGCTGGCACAATTACAATTTCATCAGGAACAGCTGGTTCAATTGATAATATGAATATTGGCGCCACAACCGCTGGTACTGGTAGATTCTCAACGCTTACTGCAACAGGCGTATTTACTTCATCTGCAGGAACTGCTGCCGCCCCATCTATTGTAACCGCTTCAAGTTCAACTACTGGATTATATAGCTCTACAACTGATCAATTAGGTGTTTCAGTTGCTGGTACATCTATTGGTATATTTAGATCTACTGGTTTAAATAATATGGCAATTGGTGCAACAACAGCATCAACTGGTGCATTTACATCTATAACTGCAACATCACGCTTGGCTGGAGGTGTACTATCAACTTCTGGTGGCTTAACAGCTGTTACTGCACTTACATTATCTGCATCTAACCAATCATTTGGTAATGCATTGGCCAGCCAAACGCTTGCAACAGGTCAAGTTTATCGTGTAAGAGCATTTGGTACATTAGCAGCTATATCATCAGCTAACGTACGTCAAGTTCAATTTACATGTCTTTGGGGAGCTACAACATTAACTTCAATTACTTCAGGTACTGTATTGGCTTCAACAGCTCAAACAACAAACTGGAATATTGAATTTACATTAACAGCATCATCAGCAACTGCTATTTGGACAACAGGATTTTTAAATGCAAACGTACAGGGTGCTGCTGCTCCTACTGCATTATTAACATACAATGCAACTGCTGCATCTACAACTGGTTTAACTTCAGCATCTTCATTAACACTAAATGCAATATCTTCAGGTACTGCAACAGGCGATGTGCTTAACGTACAATCAATTACTATTGAAAGATTAGTCTAATAAAGGATAATTTATGGCTCAAAGTGGATTTACTCCCGTACAGCTGTATCGTAGCTCCACAGCCACTAATGTTCCTACCTCAGGCAACTTAAGCGTTGGTGAATTAGCTATCAACTATACTGATGGCAAGCTATTTTATAAAGATAATGCCAATGTAGTTCAAGTCATAGGTTGGAAAACTACTCCAGAAACAGCTGGCGGTACAAACCAAACCACATATGCAACAGGCGATCTTCTTTATGCGTCTGCAACAAATACACTTTCAAAATTAGCCGCAACAACAAACGGATATGTATTAACATTAGTTACTGGTCAAC